TGTCTTTTATCGTTTACCGATTAGTGCCTTCATCCAAAGAGGTTTTAAACCGGAAGAGGTTCCTAGGCGTAGACTTGATGAGCTTCAGCTCTGGAATTGTTTTAGTTATTATCCTGCTGTTACTTCTTGGGATATCCTAGACGGACAAGCCGGTAAATATATCGGCAAAGATAAAAAATGGCACCCAGGTAAATACTTATTTACGGTTGACTTTGCACATCCAGAGAGTAACATAGTTGACACCGACCATTCGGAAATACCGCACGAACATAAGTGCGCACATATATTGGCATTAGATGATGGCAATTATGCTGCACAGCCAAACAACAGAATTATATGGGATATACCATCTTTTACAGTCAAGGATAATGTACCTGACTGGAAAGTCCAAACGAGTGAGTGGAATGTAGAGGACACTCGTCAATGGAGAACGGAAGACACTGATAACTTCTTCTACGAAATTGAGGAGAAAAAAACATGAGTATAAGATATGCACAACCAGAAAATGTTTGCATCATCTGTGGTGTTCGTTTAAGAGGAAAACCTTGTTCTACATGTGTAGTGGAGAACAAAGTGGAGGATAGTAAAATGAAAAAATTATGGAATAAAATTGTTAGCTGGTTATTTAGCTGGCAGAAAAAATAATGAGTAATAAACCACTCAACATATCTGAAGAGGCAGCCGTCCAAATGCCAATGAAGACGGTTGCCTCTTTGATTATCATCGTAGCACTTGGCACGATGGGTTACTTTCAGATTGTAGAACGGCTAAATGTTGCGGACACTAGAATACAGTTAATGGAAAAAGAATTAGTAGAGAACACAGAGTTTAGAATAAAATGGCCACGTGGACAATTAGGTTCACTTCCCGCTGATTCTGAACAATTCATGATGATCGAAGATCTTTATAAGACTACAGACAAGCTAAACAAACATATAGAATCCATGGCTCTAAACAAAGTCAACATAGAATTTTTAAGAAAACAAATGGATAAGGTTTTGATAGATATTGAAAAACTAAAAGATGCAAATAGAGAAATGAAATACACAAACGGGAGTCATCAATGATAGAAGCTGTAATCGGATTATTAATGTTTGTAAACGGAGAAATTAAAGAAGCACGAATTCAAGAATCGATGGCGATGTGCCTTCGACATAAACGTGAAGCTGAGAGACAATACTCAGAGTCAGTCACATATAAATGCTGGCGTGGTAACGCAGAATTAGAAGATAATATAGATGGCTCAAAGTCAATCAAGAAACTCATCATCGAATAGAATTGCAAAAATGCTACGTACACCACGTTTCAGGCAACTTGTAATTAAAAACAAAAAGAAATATAATAGAAAGAAAAAGAATGAACAAACATTTGACAGCGTATAAAGACGTAACTCAGACAGATATATCTCCTCTTATCTCTGCAATAAATATAATGGGTAGAAATTTAACTGGGTTAGAACTAGGTGTTTTTAGAGCAGAAAGTTTTTTAACAATTCTACAAAATTGTAACAACGTAAAAAAATTAATTGGTGTTGATAATTGGAAACCCTACACAGATTATTTAAGAAGAGTTCCAAATGGAATTCCAGTGGAGACGACAGATGAAAAACAAATGAAACTAAATGAGTCAATAGCTATGTTAAATCTAGAATATGGCACACCAAAAGGTAAAGAAGTTGTTATTATAAAAAAAGATTCTTTAGATGCCATAGAACATATTGATGATAAATCTTTAGACTTTATATTTTTTGATGCTATGATGACAGAAAAACAATGTTTAGAAGAGGCCATGGCTTACTATCCTAAAATAAAAAAGGGTGGTTATTTTACAGGTCATGATAGTATATGCATACAACAAGTAATAGAGCCAATAAAAAAAGTAAAAAAACATTTCAAAAACAACAATGATTTGATATCATACGCCAATTGTTTTTTATTTAAAATATGAACTTATCACGTAATTTCACTCTTTCAGAGCTCACTAAATCGGACACAGCGATCCGTAAAGGTATTAACAATAATCCTAACGCAGAACAAATAGAAAAATTAAAAGCACTATGCGAAAATATTCTTCAGCCGGTACGTGACCATTTCGGCAGAGTAAAGGTGACGAGCGGTTTTCGTAGTGAAGAACTATGTCTTGCCATTGGATCGAGTCGGAACAGCCAGCATGCACGTGCAGAAGCCGCCGATTTCGAATGTATTGGTGTAGACAACGCTGAACTTTTTGATTGGATTAAATCTAATCTTGAACCAGATCAATTGATCCTCGAGTTCTACACTCCGGGTGAACCAAATAGCGGGTGGATTCACTGCAGCTGGATACCAGAAGGCAGACGTGCATCTTATTTACACGCATACAAATCAGAAGGTAAAACTAAATACAAACCGGTAATGGGAAGTGCTAAAGACATTGTTTAAAGTGTTTAGAAGAATTGACACTGTTACAGGTGTTTGTGAAGAATGTGGAGAACATACTATATTAGTTGCAATTGTTTCTGAATTTTATAGATGTACAAATTGTGGACACGATACAAAACAACATATCAATGGTAGCATTAGATATTTAAAACTAGAAGAGAGTGATAAAGAATGGCTAAAAAGACAACGTTCGGAGTAAACACCTACCGAGAAAAATCAAGAAAGAAAATAGGAAGACACAAAAAAAGGATGAATCGTCATGAAAAGAAAAACTTCAAACCCTATCGTGGACAAGGGCGTTAAAGAATTAGATCGACTGGCTAATTTATGGTATAAGTCACGAGACGAAAAAGCGTACGCACAATGGTTCCAGTTGACACGCCGACTGGCTTCTCATTTACATCGGGCTTCGGAGGTGGAATAACAGCCTCTTCACAAGCAAACCTAGGATACATTCTATACTTTATTACATCTTCTTTAGCAAAGTCACCTTGATATAATAAATCATATGATTCAGACAATCCCTGGCGTACACAATCATAATAGCTGTCTATGGGTTTTGGATAACTTTCAGTCGTAAAACAATTACCCGCTAAGCTGGAACATATGTATATTGTTAAAAAGAATTTCATTGACACCTATTGTAAATATTGTATATAATCCTATATGATTGTATAAAAATGAAAGGATACAACAAATGACAGACATAAGCAAATACAAAAGTCTCGCAGTTGATCATGACTGCTATGGCAAAATTGATAAGCTGACCAAGCTTCTGGCACCAGGGGTCACCCTATCCAGAGCTCAAGTAATTAGAATGTTAGTAGATAAAGAAAGTAAAAAATTAAATGGCAGAGCAAAGTCTATTTCCAAAGGCGCTTAATTACGGCGAAACAAAAGATCCATTAAGATCTTTATGGAGAAATGTATTAATCGTAGCGTTAGAAGACGCAGTGGGTAGACATTGGCGTAATAAAAGTTATGGAGAACCTAAAAATGATTTATTTATGCGTTCAGCTAGAGAATATTTTTTAGAACCTAACCGAGACTTTGCATTGGTATGTCAGTATGCAGGTTTTGATCATGAATACATTCGAATGAAAGCAAAACAATTTTTTAAAAAGGAAAGAAAATATGAAAAGTAAAACTTACATAATACCACCAAACGTACAGCCGGTTATCACTACGACTCCAGGTGGTAAAATGAAAAAAATATGTAGCGTATGTAATGGTAATGGATTTGTCAAAGTTCCTTACTCAGAAGCGAGAGAGGAAATTTGGGCAGATTGTGAATTTTGTAATAACCAAGGAGAAATAGAAGTGGAGGATGAAGATGATATTGTTCAAAGGCAAATTAACCATCAACAATAAAAAATGGAAACAACAACTATCCACATGGAGTCTGTATTACAGAACTGAAATAGTTTTAACTTGTGCAGGTTTTATCGTTGGATTCATAATAGGAGTAATAATATGAGAAAAGCAATACTGGAGGCGTTAGAAAAAAAATACGAAGCAGAGATAGCTGAGGCTGATGCAACAATTAATATCTATCTAAATAATAGTGTTGGTATCGGTGAACATCCTCAACACATCGAAGAGGTTAATAAATTAGTTGAAAAAATTGCTAACGCCAAAGAAAAGATGGAAGTCCTACACGAATTTGAACCAGAAAGAAAAATTTTATGATTAGTGGAGATAGTGTAGAATACGATAAATTAGCTAGATGGACTGATCAATTGAATGTCATGTCTACTGATTTTATACTAACTGCAGAGATAGGAGTTCGTGAAGGCTACGGCTCTCATGTTATATGTGAAAACATAAAAGCACCACATGTTCACATCGGTATCGATCCTTATGGTGATATTGATTACAAACATGTAGACAAGAAGAAAGGTTTAGTTGAATACTGGGTGGATGAGAAAGGTGAAAGAATGATTGCAAGTGATGGATCGTTTAAACGTCCTACATATCCTAACACCATGAAAGATAATTTTTTAAAAAGTTTTAGACACCATACGAAGACGGTCCTATTCCAATTGGAGGACACTGAATATATGAATGCGTTTGGTGGAGGAGTGCCAATTTATTTTAATGGCAAGAAAAAAATTTGTAATACATACGATCTTGTTTTCTTTGATGGACCACACACTACAGACGCAGTCATGAGAGAAGCTATGTGGTTTGCAAACAGAAGTAGAAAAGGAACTAGATTTATATTTGATGATATTGATACTTATGAAATGAGTACAATAGCATTTGCTCTGACTTTTAATGGTTTTAAAACACAAGAGATGGGGGATACAAAATGTATGTTAGAGAGAACAGAATAGAAAAGGACGAGCTCCAGGTGACAAAAAAATGCCACGCGCTAAACACCTCTGGAGGTTACATATCGGGATGCTAAAACCTACCCTGAGTATTCGAGCCTTTGGCGACCCGTTAGTACGTGCACGGAAAGCGGGCGTTTGATGATTGGTTTATTTTTTATCGGTATAATCGTTTCAATTATTGTGATGCTTATACTTTTAATAGTGAGAAAATATGATTGCTGATACAGACAAAGCGTACATCGCTGGCCTCTTTGATGGTGAAGGGTCAGTGCATTTCAAAAGAGGGATTGAAAAGAAAAAGAAACACGGAGGCAAACCTGGTTATCGTTTGTCAAATAGTATGCGAATCAACATGGAAATAACCATGACTGATTATTCTGTACTCCTATGGGTACATGAAACGTTAGGATGTGGCACGCTTCGACCCAAACGAGTTAAGGGCAAAAGAAAAGATGGCACAAAGTATTTACCGCAATGGAAATGGAGAGCAACATTCAGAGATGCCTACTACGTATGCTTATTAATCTGGCCTTGGTCTCACGTGAAACTAGAAAAGATCCAACAAATAATCGAATATTATAGTGATAAAAAATTGAAAGAAGGAAATGTAATAGACTTAGAAGACTGGAAAAAAAGGGAAGGAGTACTTTAGAATGATTCTAAATAAGTTTAAATACATAACTGACCCTGAGAACGCAAGGGTTCAAGACAATGGAATGCGTAAATATCAATGGGGAGAAAAATTACCATCGGTGACAACGATCCTATCCGCAGTCCCTGACCAATCAAAACAAATAGCTCTAGCTCGCTGGCGTGAACGTGTCGGTGAAGACGAGGCTGAACGAATTAAGAATGAAGCGGCTGTACGGGGTACAATTATGCATAGGATTCTTGAAGGAGAGATGACTGGTAAACGTCATGCGGATCTAACTCCTACAGGCCAAGAGGCTGGAATTCTTGCTCAGGCGATCATAGACTACGGCTTTCTAAATAACCTTGATGAGGTGTGGGGAAACGAAGTTATGCTAGCCTACGATGGTCTCTATGCTGGCACAGCTGATGTTATTGGGGTATATAAGGGACAAGAGTGTATTATTGATTTCAAACAATCCAATAACCCTAAGAAAAAACAACAATGCGAGGATTATTTTAACCAAGCGGCGGCGTATGCGATGGCCCACAACGATATGTATGGAACTAAAGTCAATGCTGGGTTGGTATTGGTATCGGTTATGGGTGGTGAGATACAAGAATTCTGGCTAAAACCTGACGAATTTAAGGCGCGTTGCCACAATTGGCTAAGAAAAGTAGATGAATACTGGAGGTTTCATGTGCCAGGCCTCAGGAACCAGGGGCCAACGGTCATTGATGAAGTGAAAGAGGAGTTCGAATGTCCGCTTTGAGGCGTCCCATAGTATTTTTTTTAAACTTTTTTAAAAAAATAAAAATAAAAAAGATAAACATACCGTCTCAATGTCTCAATGGACTAA